AAACACCTGCAGGTATATCGCCAACTGCTTTTTTTAAGAGCTGTTGATCAGCTTTAGAAAGTGTTCCACCTGCTGCTTGCTTTTTTAAAATATTTTTGACAACGGGTTCCGATACAATGTCCCCGGTTAGTTTTTTTGTAAGTGCTCCAAAGAAAACTCTTTCGCCTAAAGTATCAAGAGCTGCTTGGGGTAAACCTAAAAGAAGTGCCATCTGTGCTTCATCTTTACTTAATTCATAGCCTGCATCTTCATATTCTTGAAATGATTGTGATGCGCCAACTACTTCACCTTGTGCAAAAGCACCAGACCAAAAACCAAGTTTTGCAAAAGGGATATTTGAAGCTCTAGATGCTTGTAAAGCTGCGGCTGCTTCTGCTTGACCAGCGGCAGTATATTTTGCAGCGCGTAAACCCTGATACACACTTTCTAATATCTCATCTTCTTCGGGTGTTAATGCTGGGCCAATACCTTTTTTACTATTTAATTTCTTTTTTTGTAGATCATTAAGAAGTTTTTTTGCCGCAGATTTACTACCAACACTTACTGCAGCTTTACCAAGTAAACCAGCTAATAAACCTGTACCCGCACTCGCCAAAGAAAAAGCTGCTTGGGGTACAACAAGTCCTACTTTAGATACTTCATCAACGAACCCATCAAAGGTTGGTTGTTCTAAGAACTCTTCAAAGTTACCAATAGGTTCAATAATTGAGCTGTAGCTTTCTTGTAAACGATTAGAATAGTTAAGTCTTTTCTGTGCTTCGTCTTCATTACCAGCTATAAAACTAGCAATAGCACCAAAACCAGCGACATCGGATTTTACCTGTTGAGCCCCCGCTCTTACAGACTCAGAAAATTGTTCACGAAATCCAACAGGTTTTGCTAGATCGGTTCTCCCCTCAAACTCCTCCATTCTAGCCGCACCCGTGGCAAGTGCCTCAGTGTCTGCGGCCATTTGAGCGAAATATTGAGCGAGTGGGCTTGGTTTTTCTGCCACACCTTACTCCCCGCCCGACATATTAAATTCATTTCTTTGTAGCGCAAGCTCGACTATAAGTGGTATAGCAGGAGCACCTGGGCCCTCAAGAACTGTGTTAATAGCAACCGCGTTTCCTCTAATTGCTTTACCCCCTTCATCCATAGGAGCAAAATAAGCAGCTTTATCAGGATCATTAGTGCGATTGTATTGAGCATCCCAAATTTGAATATTTGGTTTGAGTGATAAAGAAGCACTTGCTGGTCCTTTTGCTTGTCCAAAAGAAAGAATCCTATCAGCCCAAGTTGGCTTGCCTTTTTCGGCAAAAAACTTCTTCAAATAAGTACCTACTGTATCAGTAAAAGCTCGCATATCAGCTGGGCTCTCTATTTGATTACTAAGAAATCTAATTTCTTGTCCAATATCTATTCGTTCATTAATATCAAAGTTTGGTTGAGACATTTCTGTAACAAGACCCTTAAAGTCGTCTACAACTTTATCTTTAACACTGCTCATGCCTTGGCGCCTTTCAACATCTAATTTCCTTTGTTGCTCAACACCACTTAAATCAAAATAACCAGTCTCTTTAAATAAAGCTAATTTAGCCCTAAAAGCATCTGTTTGTTGATCCGCAGGTACAGAAGCATAGATATCTAATATAAGAGAGTCAGTAAATTTTTCATCAAATGAATTTGGTTTAGTACCTACATTAAAATATCCAGAAGTTTTTGTAAGCAAACTTACAATTCTTTCTTGTTGTTCTTGTGGTACTGTTCGTCCTTGCGATAGTCTACCTAAGATTTCTCCCATTTTTTTTGTGTCTTTTGTATTTATAGCTTCTCTAAGTTCTTTTCTGTCAGAAGCGGAAACTGTAAGAGGGTTATTTTTTACAACATCATTTTTTTCTTTTTGAGGTATAGAACTAGCCTTAATTTTATTAAATTCTTCTGGATTACTATACTTTAAAGCGAACGCATTTGAATCTGCTTTAAACTCGTCATACAAACTAGGACGTGCAGCAAAAATTTTACTTAGTGCTTTTCCATCAGATTGATAAAAATCGTTTACAGTTGCCGCTTGAGTTATTTCTTCGTTAGAAGCCCCAGGCACTTGTCTTATATCACGGGCATTTTTTAGCGCTGCGCCTTTTGTTTGGGCTAATGCCCCTATAATATTTGCATTTGATTGTTCTTTAAATCTTTCAATAACCCGTTCTTTGTCATCAGCAGAAAGTCTTTGGTTATCTTCTTCACTAAATTCAAAATTAGGTTCTAAATAAAAATCCTCTCCAAGGGCATCTCTTAGTTCTTTTACTTCGCTGGGCCTTCTAACAAGAGCAGTATCTTTTTTAGAATCAATACCATAAGTTCTTTTTGCGATGTCAATTGCAACTTGGTCTATCGTTTGTGTAGATGCGTCTAAACCAACAACTTCCTCTTGTTGTTGAGGTTCTTCCCCCTCTGTAACTAAGCCTTCTTCAAAGCCAGTAACGTCGCGGATAAACTGTTCTTTTGCTGTTCTCCCTTCTGGACTAATATCAAAAGCATATTGATTTAAAACATTGTTTGTAGTGGGTGTTTGAAGCATTCGTATTCCCGGGTTGCCTAGCTTTCTAGCAATAAAATCTTCTGCCTTTATGAACATTTCTTCAGCAGCTTCTAACGGTACCTCTGCAAGAGTATTTTCTTCTACTGCTTCTTGACCACCAAAACCAAAAAGTTCTGCTACTTTTTTGCCAGCGGCAGTAATTGGTGCAGTAAAGCTTCGGTTATTTTTTTTATCTGCAACACGTAGTTGTGCTTGAAACCCCCCGGTTTCTGAGTTGTATTTTAAAGTACTAGGATCAAATTCTCGGGTTTCGTTTTCATCTGCACCAAACCATATAGGGGCAATCCCAGTATAATTAAAAGCTCTTTCCATGCCACCTTGTGGTCCGTATACATCAACATACGCCCGAAAACGGTCTTTTCCATCTCCGGGGTTATAATTAGCTTTATATGCCTCAAAATCTTGCTCGGTTTTTAATAAGCTATTGGGGTTGTCTTGTATAAAATCAGCATAGCTTTTGTTCAACTGTTGGTTTAAGCGATTATTTTCTCTAGAAATCTGTGTACCAACTTCTCGTGTTCTGTTTAGTATATAATCCTGTGCGCCTTTAGCTGTCTTAAAAATAGGTTCTGCCATTATATTTTTCCTAAAAGACTTCCTATCGAACCACCAACACTACCTAAAAACGAATAGTGTTGTGATCTGGAAGCTGCTTTTGCGTTTGCGTAAGCATTTTTTCTATTTACATTTATATCACCTAACCCAAGTAAGTTAGATAAAGCGCTTTGAAAATTTTGACTTAGTAGCCCTATGTTCTCTCTATTAACTTGTTGATTAATTATTTCATCGCTTCGTATAGCTTGAGTTCTCGCGCCTGCAATGTTTGCTTGGCCTTGTATTTGCCCTAGCTTACTTGATTCTTGTGCCTCGACTGCTGTTTGCTGTACGCCATACCGACTGCGCTCTCTTGCCGCCCTTTGTTGTGCTCTTTCGTTTGCAGCACGTGCATCGGCTTCTGTTTCAGCAACTGTATTAACTTCTTCTGGAAGCAGATTAATTGTTTCACTTACAGGTGGAGTATACTCAGTTACATTTGTTTCATAAGGATTTGTTTGCGTAACACGAGGCTCTACTTGAGTGGTTACGTTCGCTAATGTAGATTGAAATAATTCCATGCTACGGTTGTAAAAAAGATAATTTAGAGCCCGGATTGCTGCCTTGAATTGTTTCAGTAGATTTTGGGGTGTACTCTACTTTTGCTAAAGGGTTCATAAGTGCTGAAAATAAACCAGGGTTTTCTGCCGGCACTTCGGTAGCAGAAGCACCAACCGTAAATCCTGGGTCTCCTGTCATAGCTCTAGCCGCCGCATTCATTCTGCTATTAATAAAAGAACCTGCTGTATTATACATGGCCCCCCGTTTAGCTAAATCTCCTTTTTCTTTAGCCATGGCTTCTGTTAGGTCTATGTTTGCAATTTGCCCGGTTTTTCTAAGCTCTCCTTTATCTTCTATCTGTTCTTTACCTGAAACAGCTTTTGCGACATCTATGTCTGTTTGCGTTTCTTGGATTGTCCCCAGTCTCCTACCCGTTGTCATGTCAGCAACGGCATTAGATGCAAACTGCGCGGGCAAAGCAATGTTTTTTGCTAAACCTAAATCCATTTCCTTTGCAATTCTTTGTTCCGTGTCAGCAGCTGCTATACCCTGTTGGGTTGACACCCGATCCATTTCTTTTTCTTGGATCGATTTAGTTAACTCTGCATCTAACCGATCACGTAAAGCGTTAACTTTAGGGTCCAGTTTTGCTTTAAGGTTTTTCTCAGCTTGAGTTTCGTCGAGGAACCTACCTTTTTTTACCTTTCTTCTGCTCATATTTTATAACTCTTTTCTAAATGTCGATGTGACTAATTTAAAATCAAATTTCTCAGCGGTCTTTTTCCACCCCTGTCTACTGGATTCAAACTCTATTGCGACTGCATTTAAGGTTTCTGCTAATCGATCTAAAAAGTTAAATCCTACTTTTATATAATTATACTCTGGTTTTTGATAACTTGCCCAGACAAAAAGCGTTCCAATGCCACTTGGATCTGTTACAAACTGTGTTATAACAAAACCTACATATTGATCCTCTTCATAAAACATATATAAAGTTGAATCACCCTCTCTTAGGGATAGGTAAACGTCAGCTACAATCCAATCAGAATAACTTTTCGCTCTAATCTTTTTTAGGTGGGGTTCAATTTTTTCAAAAGAATACTTGAGCTCGTTTGGTGGAATCCGTTCAATTGAAATCCCATCAATAGTCAATCTCTGAACCATATCTCTTATACCTTTTACGCGGAGACAATCCTACTCCACGGTATTTTACTAATCTACGTACACCTAAATCACCGCCTCGTGCTCTTTGTTCTGCTTGAGTTACTTCTTGGTTAAATAAACCTAAGTAATCTGCAGCGGCACGTGGGTCAGTCCAATCTCTTGCTGGGATTCTTAACAGTCTATATAAAGTACCATAAATAATCCCATCTCGATAATCGTTTGAAAAATCAGTATCTATATTATTTGAAGTTCTAGTTGGCTTTAAAGCGACGCTTATTTGTAAACCATTTGTAACTGTTGAGTTAGGTACTGGTACAACCCAAAAAGTATCCGGGTTTTTTTGTAAATAAACTTGGGGCAATGAGGTTTTATTCCTCCAATCTGGATAATTTAATTCTAAGCTTCTTGGACTAATTGGGTCTAAGTCGTCTCCATCATAGGTCATCCATAAAATTTTGTGGACATCAGTACCTGCAGGTTGATCAAACTCGTATTCATACACACCACTTATGGTGGTAATAGGGTCAAGATCAAATACATAGGCACTAGATCGTTCACACAATTCTATGGTTGCTGATCTGAGAGTAGACTCAACTAAAGAGTCTGGACAATTAGGAACATAAGGTAAAACTTCTCGAACTAAAGAACTAAAATTTGCCATTATTGTGGTACTCCTACGGTTCTACCTGTCTCTGCATTTCTATCTAAGTTAGGGTCTAAAATAGCTTCAGCATTACCCCCACCAGAAATACTACCTATAAATAATTGATAATGAGTTGCTGTTCTCTGTTGATTACCAGCAAACTCTGCATCTTTTAAATAAGCTCTATATAAAACAAAATTTAAAATAGCATTACCATAAGTATCTTCTAGGTCTATTGTGCTAGAAACAGAACTTAAATCAGTAGGTAGTTTTGAGTATATTAATTCAACATAGGCATTAGAACCTGATGCTACTCCAGGATATACATAAAACTTTTTAGGATCATCAGGATCAAACAAATAGTTTTTAATAATAGAACCATGCGCTGAAGAACCCGTTACTGTTGGGTCATGCCAATCTGGTTCAATAGAGTTTAATAAGTCTTCTTCTACAATTCTAATTGACTTAGCACCAGTAGCATCTGAGGCTGTCCCCGACATATTTCGAGTTACTTTAATAAGACGAAGTCCGCCG